TTAGTATTTACTTCAAAAGAAACTGTCATTGTGGAATCGTTACCCTTACTTATGATAAACACAGAGTTGAGTAAAAAGGTAACTCACGTTGTCGGTTCTTTTGATATATCTAAATGGGTTCGACCTGTTGAATGGGCTTTTATTCTGAACGAGGATACGACACTTAGCATAAAAAGAGGTGACCCTATTTTCTGTGTTCGTTTTGCTACACCTAACAACGAGATTGTTAAACTAGAAAGGTTTTACCCAGATCAACTCTTTGAGAACATACACGCTGCTTGTGTTCAGGCTAAACTTTTACAAAAAGGAATGTCACTCAAAAAAATGTATGAGATGGCTGAGCCGATTTTAAAACTATGGAGAAAGAAATGAAAGATGTAACAGAGACGTTAGACACACGAGGAAACCGTTATGGTGAGTATCGTAATGTGTCACGCACAGCACAGTTTTTAAAAGACACATTGCGTTCTGGCGAGAGTTGGGATATAATGGAACCTTATATGCAAGAGAGCTTAGACTTGATTGCCAACAAGCTAGCCCGTATTGTTAACGGTGATCCATTCTACGACGACAGTTGGCACGATGTAGGTGGTTATGCTAAACTTGTGGAGATTGAACTTGCGAAAGGAAAGTGATGATCGAGTATTTCGAGAATGTCGAATACACACACAACGGTTATGACAGGATTGCTCTTGTATACTACGATAAGAACATACCAGTACATCGTAAGATACCAGTTAAACAGCGATTTGTGTCTGGTGGATTCTTAGCGAAAGACGGTACAAGATATGAACCTAAAAAGGAGTAAACGTGGACTTAGTTCTCGATATCGAGACAGACAGTAGGCAGACCAAGATTTGGTTGTGCTACACCCATAACAGCGACACAAACGAGTACGTATGTCACACAACACCAGATACACTCATACCCTTGATAAACAAAGCCGACAGGCTGATCGGGCACAACTTGATCGGCTTCGACGCACCAGTTTTAAACAAGCTGTGGGGAACGAAGATTGGATTGAAGAAAGTGAGAGATACTTTGATAATGTCAAGGCTGCTCAATCCAAGCATCGAAGGGGGTCACAGTTTAGAGGCATGGGGGAAGAGGCTGGGGAATCATAAAGTCGAGTACACACGTATTTGGCATTGGATAAAAGGACTACCGTATGATAAGGTTTCTACTGATCCTTATGATGATCCACATGATAGCCTCAATCGGTTTTATTGTAAGCAGGACGTAGCAGTTACCGTACAACTGTTTCGGATGTTAGAAGCGGAGCTACAAGGTTGGGGCGAAAGCGTACAACTGGAACATGAAGTTGCCGCTATTTTGAAAAGGCAGGAACAACATGGTTTCAGGTTTGATATGGAGAAGGGTCAGACACTATTGGCTAAGCTCACAGGCGAGTTGGCTGATATTGAGGGCGAACTTCAAGTTACGTTTCCACACATTGTGGAGGAGCGTTACAGCGACAAAACTGGTAAGCAACTCAAAACAAAAGTTACACCGTTTAATCCAGGCAGTCGGCAACAAATTGCGGAAAGATTGCAGGGGTTAGGTGTTAACTTCACTGAGGAAACAGAGAAGGGTTCCACCATCATCAACGAGAAAGTTCTGGAAGGCATCGATCTACCGGAAGCTAAGTTGATTGCACGTTACCTAATGTTGCAGAAGCGTATATCGCAGATCAGCAGTTGGTTTGACGTTGTTAAGCCTGATGGTAGGGTACATGGTAGGGTGATAACAAATGGAGCCGTGACGGGGCGTATGACGCATATTAGCCCTAACATGGCGCAGGTTCCTAACAGCGGCTCGGAATATGGAGCAGAGTGTCGGGAATTGTGGACGGTTGATACTGGCAACAAGTTAGTCGGTATTGACGCTAGTGGTTTGGAGTTGCGGATGTTGGCGCACTATATGCAGGATGCTCGATACACAAACGAAATCCTGAACGGTGACATACATACCGCAAACCAGAAGGCAGCAGGGCTAGAAAGCCGTAATACAGCGAAGACGTTTATCTATGCTTTCCTGTACGGCGCTGGTGCTGCAAAGATTGGTTCTATCGTTGGTGGCAGTGAGCAGGAAGGCAGAAAGCTAATGAATCGCTTCTTGAAGAACACGCCAGCGTTGAAACAATTGAAAGAGAAGGTAGGTAGACTTGCTGCGAAAGGTTATTTGCCGGGCTTAGATGGTAGACATTTGTTAGTGCGAAGCGAACATAGTGCATTGAATACTTTGTTACAAGGTGCAGGGGCAATTTTAATGAAAAAATCCTTGGTTATCTTGAATAATAAGTTAAAGTGTGGTATAATAGACGCTAAGTTCTGTGCAAATGTCCACGATGAGTGGCAGGTGGAAGTCCCAGAAGAGGATGCAGAGACGGTAGGTAAGATGGCGGTAGCAGCTATCGAAGAGGCAGGTGTGGCATTAGGGCTACGGTGCCTTGTAACAGGAGAATATCATGTAGGTGCTAACTGGAAGGAAACGCATTGATAAACGACACAAACTTGGCAGATGCTTTGGAAGGTGCGGAGAGCATCATCTTGATTACAGAGAAGGATGGTGAGGTGCATCTAACATTTAACCAAGAGCTAAGTCAGATGGAAGTGCTGGACATACTAGCGCTGGTAACATCAAACTTTTACGAAATCGCTGAAGAAGACGACAGCAACCCAATTCACTAAGGAGTTATTTATGAACACAAACGCAATCAAACTTAAAGCTGATGTTATGTGGGCTTTCTTGAACAAACCAAACGAAATGTCTGGTCGCTATCAGGTCGATCTGTGCAACTTGTCAGAGAAGGCAGTACAAGCGTTGGAACAGTCTGGTATCGAGGTTAAGAACAAGGAAGGTAAAGGCTTCTACATTACCTGCAAGAGCAAGCGTCCTATGAGCGCCTACGATGACGGTGGCACCCCATTGGAAGGCGATATCCTCGGCAACGGCTCAAAAGCAGCCGCTATCGTTGAACCTTACTCTTGGGCTTGGAAGGGTAAGCAAGGTGTTAGCCCATCCCTGAAACGGCTGGTTGTCACTGAGCTAGTCCCATACACAGGTGGTGGCGCTGTCGCTCTTGCTGACGACGAGTTGCTGTAATGATTGCCCTACTTGATGCAGATATTCTCTGTTATCGGGTAGGGTTTGCTACTGATGATGAGCATGAGAATACCGCTATCGAAACAATGGCGGTGTTTCTCGAAGATTTGTTAATGTTTGATCTGGTAGATACCGATGACCACGAGTTATTCCTAACAGGCAAAACAAACTTTCGTAATGACATTGCGGTGACAGCACCTTACAAAGGTAACAGGAAGGATGTTAAGAAGCCGAAACACCTACCTCTCCTACGGGAATATTTACAAACGGCATGGGGCGCTAGTGTTAGCGAAGGACAAGAAGCAGATGACGACATTTCAATTCGAGCAACAGAGCTTGGCGAAGAAGCCATCATTGTTTCAATTGACAAAGACTTTATGCAGGTTCCAGCATGGCACTACAATTTTGTGAAGAGGGAAAAGAAGAAGGTAACACCAGAGGAGGGGTTGCGTTTCTTTTACAGACAGATTCTTATGGGCGACGCAGCCGACAACATCAAGGGAATGCCTCGTGTTGGTGCAGTGCGTTCGGAGAAGATGCTTGCGCCTTTCCAAAAGGAGAAAGAGTTCTATGCGTGTTGTGTGGAGGCTCTGGGAAAAGAACGTGTTTTAGAAAACGGCAGGCTCTTGTGGTTACGCAGGAAGCCCAACGAACTATGGGAACCACCGAATGAAGAAGTTTAAACTAGCGGGGTGTCTTTGGGATGTAGTAGAAACAGATATGCCTGACCTAGGCGCTACCAACCCAGATGCCTGTAAGATTTTGATTAACAAGAGGCTGACAGGACAGGATCGCGCCGTTACCTTTTACCATGAGTTAGTTCATGCGATCTTGTTTACTATGGGTGAACGTGACCATGACGAGCGCTTTGTAGAAGGGTTCGCTCAGTTGTTACACCAGTATGAGCAACAAAAAGTATAACGATGGTGAGTGGACAGAGGCTCAACTTAGAAATTTTGCAATATCTGCTCTTAGGGCTGCTTTCAGAAAATACCCCGGAAAATGGAAAGCGCTAACTAAGGGTAAATCAGGCAAGATGATAAACAAACTTTCTGGTAGGTTAGCAGAGTATTACAAGTGTGCTGGTTGTGGTGAATACTTCGTATCAAAGCAAGTAC